CGGCTTACTTGCCCCCGCAAGTATAGGCTCATTGCAATTGTCGCACACGTCTAATCGTGCGTCTAATACCAACATTATTCATCACCTGCCTCGTTTAACATATCTTCCCAACATAGTCGACATATATCTAAAACATCATTGTTATTGCAGATGATTTTGCGTGTCGGTGCGACTATATAACACAGTTCACAGGTCAGAAATTTCAGTTTCATCCCGCTACCAAATCTTCATCTTCAGGTCTGAAATGCCATTTGCCACTAGCATCGATGACCATCCATAAAATCTTGCATTGTTCGGCTTTACGCTTCATAGGAAGACTGCAACCCCAACCGCGATAAGCACCATTTTTACCAACGCCTTCACGCAAGACACGAGAACCATGCTTACATTGCGGCACAGGCTCGGCAGAAAATGTCTGCTGAACAAGATCAACTGCATCCTTAAAAGCGGGTTCAATGTCAGCCGGTGGCTCAATTGTTGTATCCCAGATGATTTCAGCTTCTTTGTTGGTAGCACTTAGAAATTCCTTTTGTTCCTCAGTCCGTACACGTATGGGTTTAGGGCTTGCTTGAGCGTCATTAACCTTTGCCATTTCCAAACTGCTTGGGCGCTTTCCCTTAGCGCTAAGTCCGAGATTCGCCAAGCATCTTCCAATGCTAGAGCTCTCACAATTCTCAAGCCAAAAATCACGATCCACGCCACGATCTTTGCGAGCGCCACGCGCGTAACCAATAGCGGAAGGAGCAGTATCAAGATAGGTGCGGAAAGCAAGTGCCTTGAAGATAACGACACCTTTTTCTTCATCGTTCGATACCAGCTCTGTAAGTATTGCACCATCGGGATTTTCTGAATAAAAGCGATGGATTCTCGTATCCACATCTTCATAGTTCTCCAAGTTGAACATCTAGTTTCTGTTTCCCTTCTTTGTAGTCAAGTTGCTCTTTGAAAGTCCAAGTCGTGCCATCGTGCCACGTTTGGACTTCCCTAGCGCAAGTAAAACAGTAATGCCTGTCAATGACTTTGCCGTGGACAAATGACGTGATCGTCCAAACCGCTTGCGTTTGACCCCGAACATCACTCACGCCCCATCTTTGTTTGCAATAGCAACACCAAGTTCCTTTTCTACTCGGCGTAATCTTTGCCATAATCAGCCCAATCCGTTCCAAGCGCCGCTTCGCCGGCAAGTGCCGCATAGGCGATAAGATCAATAAAACTATCCCTTTTTGGAGTCTCAATGATCCGCGAAACCTTGACCAATGCCATTGCGATGCACACGTCCAACGGATCAATTTCCCGTTGGAAATAGCTAGACCATAACTCAGCGATTCGCTTGATATTAACTGCGGGATGTCCGTATTCAAATCCTCGCTCGTCAATGATGTCAGCTGCATCAGTCAATAAATCTTTCGCTTTGAACGACTTTGCCTCTGACGTACCCTTTTGCCCATCCATCTTGATAGCCCTTCTGATAAATAGAAACGATTAACGAATACACAATCCAAAATAAAACAAACAAGCCCAAGCAAACCATGACGATTTGTTCGGCAGTTAAGTTATTCGACATCTGCGCTCACCCCGTGAACATCAAGGAAATACGCAGCCAAGACTTCACGGCTTAACCTGCCGCGTTCTTGGCTTATGCCTAGCTTTGATTTCGCATACTCACGTATAAAGGATGCTTTTACGTAGTGTTTACCGTCCGTGTATGCACCGGACTTACGGTCGAACCGTATGATGCCCATGAATTCCCCTTTCAAATAGGATTTCAAATCCTATTTTGAAGGGTTTAAATGCTATTTGTCAATTGGCGACACGCGGTTAGCCAAATCGCTTTCCTTCAACAATAAAGCTGCCATCACGCTCAACAGGTATGGCTACGGGCTGCACACGCTTACGATCAATGTAGATGATGCCAAAGCCTTTCTGCCAATTCATCGTACCCTTGGTGTAATACGCCTTGGTTTCATCCATCAAATGACCGACTTCAAAGCCTGTCAGGATACCCGTTAAAACGCCCCCAGAAGCCGTTGTAAAGGACGAAATGCCCTGCCTGTGGGTGTGACCACACACCACCGACTTTCCATGCCTCTTAGCGGCTTCTAGGGCTGTTAAACCCCCTTGTGGCTTGGTGCTTTGCTCGTCCCCGTGAACCATCACCCAATCCTCATGAAACTGATAGGGCTTATGGTGGTATTTGATGCCTAATTCGTCTAGGCGTAGGAACCGCTCGATTGTCAGCTCAGGCAAGCCAATTAAGCCGGGTAGGCGTTTGCTTAGTGAGTTGTAGAGTCTTGCGCTGTGGTTTGATCTACTGAGATGTTGAACTTGCAGTTCGGATAAAACCTCGACAGTTCGGTCACGGTCTCGACCAATGCTGCCAGACCACTCGTCTCTACCGGACGACCATCGGCTAATTGTTTGGAAGTCGATTTCATCGCCCACGCATAAAACGTCATCAGGCTTGTATTTTCTGATGAATTGGGCGACATTCTTGACTGCTTTCTTATCTTCGAAGGGAACTTGTAAATCCGATATAACGACAATGCGCTTAATCGTCTTCTTCCTCATCCTCGTAGGGCGACTGATCTGGATTAGGGATAATCCAATCGGGAAGGCGCATTTGTTCTTCTATGTACCAGCGCGACTTATCTTCACCATAACCAGCCCTGACTAGAGCTTCATAACACTCAACAATTTGTGTAGCCCAAATATCTATGGGCTTTAGCGGTTCGCTTGTCTTTCGCGCTGCGCTTTCCTTGCGCTTGCGCTTAGCGGCGAGTTCGCTTTTTGTTGGTTTTCTTGCGCTCATTAGTAAGCAATTCTAGAACCATGCGCTCAAGTTTATCGATGCGCGACACGATGTTTGATGCTTCCAATATACCCGGCACTTCATGACGAATAATGTAACGAAGCCCGCCGACAATAAGTGCGCAGCATGAAAGGATGGCAGCAACAAACGCTGCCCATTCTGCTGGACTCATCGCCGACCGAAAGCCGTATCGTTAGGATTGAGCCAACGGAGAATAACCGGCAGACTCGCGACCAGAGCGGCATTGACAATTGCAGGTGCATCCCAACCCACCGCTAGGTAGGTTGCTATTCCTGCTGCTAGAAAGGATCTTGCCCAGCTTGCGGCTACTGCTTTTAGGCTTTCCATTGATGGGTTCTCCTGTTAGTAAGGGGATTCTGAACATGCTGCCATCATGATCGCCCTTGGCAGTAAAGCTAATGTGGAAATGTCCGCGGTGCGGATTTGCACCTGTATATTTCCTGAACTTGAAATTGCGCTTATAACTAGCAATCTTGCCGTCAAAGATTATGTAAGCGATTCGCTTATCAGTTCTGGCAAGTAATCGAAGCTGATCAACAAGGTCGTGTATTTCATGTTTGCTTGATCCAAGATCAGCGTTAAAGTCGTAGGCACGTACAATTTGAGAATCAGGCTGTGGGTTATGGTCACTAACTCTCGCGGCATGGCGAGCATCGGCGAGCCAACCTTCAGGCGTAGTTCGATTTCTATCGGGGAACGCATGGTCAATCTGCTCTCGAAGCTGTTGCCCTGCTTTACATAGTTTAGCCAAGACCTAATGCCTTTAGATCTTCAGCACTTAAACCAAGTGCTGCTAATTTTGCTTCGGCTGCGGCCTTTTGATTAGCTTTTTCTAATTCTGCTTGAGCGGCTGCATCATCCAATGCTTTTTGTGCCTTATATGCTTCATATTCGGCATCAGTCATTTGTCTGTCAATAACTTCTTGAGTTTCCAAATCAAAAATTCTAACCATCGGTTTTGTCATTATTTAACCCCATAAAGAGATACAGTACCGCCAGCCCAAGTGCCGCCGGTATTTGATAAAACTAAAGATGTAATTGGACCATTACTTGCATTAACAATACCGCCGCCAATAAGACCGCCGTTGGCGGCATAATACTGTCCAGACCAAACAAACGGCATAGAATAATTAATTGAACTTGTGTAATTGTAAATTTGCAGAGCAGTTCCGTTGTCGTTGTTTGTTCTATCGTATGTGTTTGGCGTTTGTAAAATATCACCATCGCGCCAAAAAGTGCCTGAAGACACAACACCTGCAAATCTTGCAATCCAACCAGCACCATTGGCATCAACTCTAAATTTGCCGTCTGCTGTGTTATTAGTAAAATTTTCTCCAATCAACAAAAGTGAAACATAAGTGCTTGGAATTGATGAAAAAGTAACGCTTGCGCCGCTCAAAGTCGTTGTTCCCAATAAGGTCATTCCGCCGCTTGATGATGTCGCCCATTTAACTTTGTAAGGGCTGACTGTTGTGTCAGCCGTGAGCACTTGCCCCGTGCTACCAATTGGCAAATTGTCAAAAGTGCCTGATCCTGTTCCAACAATTATATCGCCGCTAGCAGTAATCTCAGTTGCCATTGTGTTAGTTACAATTGGAATTGGGCCTGTTCCGCTTGCTACTGAAATACCTGTGCCAGCTTGCACTTCAGTAATATCACCGGCATTACCAACGTTCACCCAAGATGATCCATTGTAAACTTCAACCGCGTTAGTGTCTTGCAGATAAGACATCATTCCTTCAGCCAACACTCCGCTTAATGCACTAGTGCGAGCTGCTGAGCTTGCAAACACCATTACTGTTTGCTCATTCAAATAAGTATTTACCTGAGCTGCCGTTAACACATCGCCTGTGTTAAAGAGCTTATATCCTGCGCCTGCCATGTCTCTCCTTAGTAGCTCAGCACGTCTTCACCTAGTATACCCGATACATCGGAATCTAGGACAAAGCCTGCTAATAGTGGTTCGGTGGTGTATAGGG